CAGCCACTCGGCAATAGTTTATACGTCTACCTTTGGGAATCTCGATTGGGTTATTGCTTAAATCAGTACAATGATCGCCCATACTGAAACTGAGTTCTAAAGCCATTACAGGGGGCTGGACACTTCAAAGAGTGGAATGATGGTGAATCTATTTAACTTTGATAATAATAGATTACCGATGCGATGCGATGGCTCCGAAGTCATAACATTGAGGTAAAGGATCTAAACCTATTAAAATTTGGGTTTGGGGTTCTTTTACCTTTTACTCAACAATCCACCAAAGTCATATATAAATAAGGATCCACCAAATGAAAGATATCGAACTAAAATCTGGACAAGAATGGACACCAAATAGACCAATGATGACATATTTTTCTATGGGTAAAAATTATACTTTAAATATAACTCCTGATGATGATCATGATAGTTTTTATTTTTCGTCTTCAGATACAGGTAATGTTCACGGTGTAAGTCCAAAATGGCTTCAAGAAAATTTTTCTCTAGTTATATCACACGACAAGCTGGTGATGGAATTAAGTACAGCTAAGGTTGAGGATGAATATAAAACAGAATACGGCGATGTCTTTAGGTTGGTATCCATGAATGGTAACAGCATCTGTTGGTCAGGATACACAGAAGGTGATGGGCCATTTTATTATGTAACAGATTACAAAGGAGTATTTCAGGATAGTGACGATGCGCCAAATCTGGTATCAAAACACGAGACTCGCCACTGGCTGAAGGATTTGCCGGATGCAAGTTACTTTGAATTATTTAATATTAATTACATTCATTATTCTCGTGGTTATAAATGGTTGGCCACGGGTCCAGGGCCTACCGGATTCGATAGAAGCTTGGTTCTAAATCAAGACAAAATGCCCACACCCACCGGCGATGAATTTAAGAACAGAAAGGTCTCTATTCCAGACCTTAAGGTTTGGCAGGAGGCGAACAAATGAGTACTAATAATTTTGAAAGAAGAGAATATGGGCTTATTACTTGTCGAACTGGTTTAGCTGGAGATAAAAATGGTAGATTAGAAACTAAATCAGTTGAAGCTCATTTATTATTAGCAATTCTTGAACAGCTTGAAAGCATAGAAGTTCAAATTACACCAACTCAGCCTGAGAAGGTAAAAATAAAAAGAGAACTTGGTTTATCCGTTACCGCTGTTGTTGAGTTGTGGAATGAGATGTTTGTCGATACCTATGCCAGGCAAATGGAAATGATTACAGCTACCAGAAAAGCAAGTATTCAGGCACGAATTAAAAATGATTTTAAAACCATCGGTGATTGGAAAGGATTTTTTCAAGTCATAGAACAAAGTGAATTTTTAATGGGTAAAGTTCAATCCAGTGACAGAAGACCATTTAAAATATCGTTAGAGTGGGTCTGTAAACCGGCTAACCTGGCAAAAATTTTAGAAGGTCATTATCATGGTAGATAATCGCGCTTCTAATCTTGTCAGGAAACATTTAAAAGCCAATGACCAGAAAAAAGCAATCTCTCAACAACAAGTAAAAAAATGTTGTTGTGGTTGTCCTCTTGATGCAACCATTGATTACGGTGGTCATAATACCTGTACTTATCATTCACAACAGGATTATAGATATTGGCAAAATATAACGATGTCAATTTATAACAACCTAAGTTTGATTAATAAACTTTCCCAAATGACCAGATGGACTATAGAAGATTGGTCAGAAAAAAAAGACATTTTATCTCAATTCTATTTTTGCCCAATGACTAAACTTGATTGCGACCGGCCAACCATGTATTTAGTTAAATTTTACAAAGCTCTCAGAAATAAAATACTCAATGAAGCCAGTGAGCAAGGTTATTAGCATGGCTAATATTAAACATCGTCCATTAAAAGCTGCATGGAGATTTTTGACAGAAAAAGAAATAAAGAATTTACCACCCACTGAAAAAGCAGCTTATGAAATGAAATCTTTGTATTATTTCACTGGTAAACCTTGTAAGCATGGTCATATGGCTCCAAAATCTCGCAGTGCCAGACATTGTCTGATATGTAAGGACAATAAAAAAGCAGAATATAGAGATAATAAAAAACTGTTAATCAAAAAATTAGTTGATAAACATAAATTAATGATAGTAATGGGTATCAATATGTTTGTTTTATTAAGCGACAATAAGGAATAACTGATGAATAAATCAGTTGCAGCGATAACAACCTTAGCTAAATTGTGCTCATCAATAAGTGATGTTGTTCAGGTTGCAAATCTGCCTGGATACATAACGTCAAAAATTCTCTATAACAATACTGGTGCGTTAACTTTATGCTGGGAATGGCAGGGAGAAATAAACCGCAATGGCTATGGCCGGTTATGGGTTAACGGTGATCGAGTGATGTCTCATGTTCATGTTTACCAGTTATCCGGTAAAGAGTTTAAAGTTGGTCGAAAGATTCGATATGTGGTTGATCATTTATGTGAGAATCGGTGTTGCTGTAACCCAGATCATCTTCAGCAAGTCGAAGAATCAACTAATTTAAAGCGCCGTTATCGTCGCGTCAAAAGAGCATAGGAATAGATATGAGTGAACTAGACAATTGTTGCGGCACTACTTGCGATAAAGAGAAACTAGGTGAAGAAATTAAAGCGTTGACAGCTCTGGTTTCTCATTTAAAAAATCGAATATCAATAATTAATAAGCATGTTGTTTGCGAAGATAACGGCGACTCATGGATTGATATTAATGATTCAACTTTGTGCGGTGCATTGTCTGGGGCAATCAAAGATCCTAAATTATGCCTTTCTATCGATAGAGCCAATGCTGTTGATGAGTTTATCAGATTTGTGTCAGATAAACATGGCAATGCTTTGACGCTGACAAGACTTAGAGTTTGCGCACAACAACTAAGGGATAACAAAAGCTAATGTACCAGTTAATCGCAAAAATACTCAGTCACCCGAAGGTGTTTAATTACTTATTGAACAGGGCTAAAAAGACGCCTTACACTCATATTTACGGCGAGCAAGACAAAGAGCTATACATGGAGCGATACTGGTTATTTAATCCCTATCCAGAGTCAGGTGAAAAGAGTCGTTATAGTTGGTTCCCTTTGTCTATTCGTATTCATAAAATAGTCAAGCCTGATAATGATAGAGACTTACATGATCACCCGTGGAATGCTCGTACCTTTATCATGAAAGGTTGGTATACAGAAGAACGTTTTTTTAATCGTTTTAAGATATTAACTGGAGAAACTGTCGATTTACATTCTTATCATAGCCGTAGAACTGGTGACACTTCTTGTTTGAATTTTGGCGAATACCACAGAATAACTAGGGTATCAGAAGGTGGTGTTTATACGTTATTTGTCACCGGTAAATATCGCGGCACATGGGGCTTTTTAGTCGATGGGCTAAAGGTTAGTTATAAAAAATATTTAGGTTTGGAATAAAACCATGCAGTTAAAATCTGACACTGAAATCAACGAGCTTATCTATTATGTAAAATGGAATGAAAAGTTCAAGACTGATGATGAGGCAATAAGCTGGCTTGATAAATACATACCGAACTGGCGTGAAGCTCACGACACTAAAATAACCTACTCTGAACAGATAGGCACTGATAAATAAGGAACAGACCAATGAAACCAATTAAAGAAGGATGTACAGCATTAATCACTCATAGTAGAGCTGGGAATTTTGGGACGGTCATAGTAGGTAAGTTTATAGGTGTAATTGCTGGATTTCGTGGTGATGATTATTGGGAAGTCGATAGATATATGAAAGGTGTTTATAAAAATGGTAAAGAAGCCCCTGGTGATTACAATAACCGAGAAAAGAATTTAATGCGCATTGACGGCGAAGAATTCGAAGAAGAGTGTGAACAACAAAAAATTAAGGAATATACTAATGCGTAAATCAAGAGAACCATCATTATTTTTGATACCTGTCCTGATAGCAATTGTAATTTGTGCGGTCATTGCACCAAAGGCTGATGCAAGTGGTGTTAAATCAAAGCAACCATCTGCAAGCACCGCCGCAATATCGAAAATCAGCGACTGTAAAATATTAGCGTTAAACGCCGGTATGATAGAGCGAACCAGGTTCTATAGTGCCCAACTTAGAAAGTTCGACCATTCATACTATTGGATGAAGGTACATTATAACGGTCGGGCACTCGGTTTCCTTGTTGGTGTTTTGCATCAAATTGGAGTCGAGGCTACACCTGAGAATTTAAAAAAGATAGCAACAGAGTTGTACTTTAAACAATGTGAAATATCTTTTTAAGGGGAAATAACATGACACTCAGAAAATTCAACGGAACAGGTTTTGATGGTGATGACAGAGAGAACAGTATGTTTTCTGATGAACGGTTAAACACTAAAATAGCCAGGGATGCTAAAGAGCTAAAGAGCGCTCATGATGCAGCTGAAAAGAGAAAATTGAGCCGTGTATTAAGGCAAGATGATCCCGAATCATGGATTGGAGAAGATGATGAATAATATTAAAATGAGTGATGTGTTTGAGTTGCCAATGATCGACCACGGTCATAACGATTTCAGATTAATGAATCGCGACGAAACCGAGTATGCCCATATTGCAATAAACGCATACGATGCCAATCAAGAATGCATAGCAGAGTTTGAAATAAAAGTATTACAACAAGAAGCTATGATTAACTTTCAAGCATTGCAACATAATGATCAAGTCGATTTAGGGATAAAGCGTGAAAAGGAAATAATCCGTCTTAATCGTAAACTCGAAGAAAAAGACAATGAAAAATGATTTTTGCCTATCTAAATCAACCCTATCTCAGTTTTGGGAATTGTGCTGTGAACTAGCTAGCACTGATAAGCGGTATAGGGTTAAGATTGTTGAGTGGCGCGACAAAAGAAGTTTGAGTCAGAATTCACTTTATTGGAAATGGCTGGGTGAAATCGCCATACAGCAACAAGTTAACGAAACTTATTTTGACACTGATACCTGGCACGAATACTTCAAAAAATACTGGTGCCCTGAAAAAATAGTGCCATTACCAGTTGGTCAGACATCGGTCAAATCAACAAAACTTTTAGACACTGGCGAAATGCATTTTTATTTAAACCAGATAGAACACTGGTCAATGGATAAAATGATTGAGCTGACAATTCCAGATGATAGCGAGTATAAAAATTTAATGAGTATGCAAAACGAATGAGTGTAGCTAAGCGCAAGTGTAAATTTTGCCCTAAATGGACTGAAGATTTCATTAAAACAAATGTTGGTGTATTTTGTGACGTGGATTGCGCCTATAAATTCGCTAGAGTTAAGCAGGAGAAAAAACAAGCCAAGTTAATTACTAAACTAAGGCAATCACAAGTCAAAGAAGATAAAGACGCTAAAAAGGCTGTTACGGAGCTTAAAAAGAATGACAGGAAACATCAGTTTCAATTAACTAAGTCAAAAATTCAGCACTGGGTCAATCATGTTCGTGACTTTGGCAAAGCGTGTATCAGTTGTGGCAATACTAATCCAAAGATTCAGTATTGCGGTGGTCATTGTAAAACAGCTGGTGGACATTCCGAACTAGCCCTGGATACTCGCAATATTCATAAACAATGCAACCAGTATTGTAACCTGAGACTATCAGGCAACATATCAGGCAATAAAACCACTAAGGGTTACACTGTCGGATTGGTTGAACGCTACGGTCAAGAGTATGTTGACTGGCTCGATTCGTACCACGAGCCTAAAAATTATACTTGTGAGCAACTAATAGAAATTCGGGCTTTTTACTCCAAATTAATCAGAGACAATAACCCAGACGATAGCGATAGACCTTTTTAGTAAAGCGGAGTACGATATAAGTATGCCTAGGCTTAGCCGCCGAAGAGCTGACACACCAATCAGCCTGGCTCTTAATTTAAATTGGTGACCAACTATTTGGTGATAGTTATGTTAATCCATCCCAGACCCGAGTTTTCCCCCAAAGAAGATGCGTTTTATTGCATGCTGCTTATCGTTCTTGTTATATTAATCACTATTATGTATTTTTCTAAAGACTCAGTTAATACACAGGTTGATAATTATGGTTGGAATATTGAAAAAATTGAAACGCCCTCCACAAAAGAAAAAACCAACCAAAATAAAAACCAACAATAAACCTAAGAATCAAAAACGTAAAAAAGGGAAATAATATGGCATTGCTGATAGCTCTCCTATCATGTCTTGTAAGTGTTATGCTAATTTTTGTGATAGAAGATGCAACGTGGCAAAATCTCATTATTGTCGCTAACATTGACATCTTTTTCTTCTGGTGGGTTAGTGTTAGCCGTGTTAACTATATTGTAAGACAACATATGTGTATCATCTTAGCTATATCAATATTCTTTACTATGTTCTGGTCTTTAATTTCCTGTCTCTATTCTGCCAATATCAGCCCAATCGTGAATTTAGTGTTTGATAATTTAGATAGTTATGCACCTGTGTTAGGATTCATACTAACTTCACTGTTAATTATTGTATCCATTCTACCTTGGATTAAGAGATTATTTTATGGATTCAGGCGCATGGATAGAGCTGACACTTCTATCGATTTATTCGATAATTGTGATAATCAAAGTTATCAGCGTTCTGAAAAGGATCCACAATGAAACTTCTAAGCGTAAGCGCAGAGATGATGAGTAGCCAGATAGATCGCATCGGGGCCAGTTCTATAATCACAATCGTAGGGATTAACTCAGCAGCAGCAGCTGAAGTCGTGGAATTAAGTAACAGTTGGATCATGGCCGATTGGGTAATGGCTGACTGGGCTTTGCTGATATCAATGATTGGTGGCTTAACATTTATCGCTAACAACCTGTTCAATATGTATTTATCATGTAAGAAGAACAAAAAGAAGGATCTATAATGAAACCCTTTGGACAATGGGTAATGGAATGCCAAACATACGTTGAAGAAGAAGTTGAACTAGTATCAGCGGTGTGCTGTGTTTGTGATAAAGACATTGATGATGATTGCTTAGGCATGGAACCAGAAGATGTTACAGAAGATGATGAATTTTACTGCGGTGGCAGTCCAAGATGCTGCCCTTAAAACAAACGTAAATAGGAGTTTATTATGGGTTGGGTATTTGATCGTGATTTTTCTTCAAAAAGGAATGGAAAAAGAACAATTGCAAGAAAGCTAGCTAGAAAAGAAGAATTGTTAGGGATGATTAAAAAATTTTTTGTTGAAAATAAAAACAGTATCTCTCCATCAAAATTAATTAAACTTTTGAAGATGGAGAATTACTCCCATGAAGAGATTCAATCAGCCATTCATAACCAAATAGATCTGGGACATATTGAACTTGGAACAGGTTTGCGTTTAAATTTAAGCGAAGGAGCAGGAGTGTAATCATGACTAATAAATATGGGGATATTGTCAATCCATATGAACCAAAGAGAATAATAAATCGTAACAAACCGGTTGTTGTTAAAATTCCTATCGTGAGTCCTTATGATGTCAGTGGTCTATCACGCATAAAACAGCTAATTAAATCAAATAACGGCATTACATAGGTGAGGTTAGGGATTTCAACCCCAATGCCTAGCAGTTCGAATCTGCTTAATGCCTCCACTCATTTAACTAAAAGGAGAACAATATGCATTTCACCTGAATGCAATAAAGACCCACCTCACCCCTTAATGAAGTAGTACAAAAAATTAATTTATTCCATTAAGTAGAGAAAAATCATGTTAAATTTATTCGCATTAAAAACGGAAGTAAAAAACCTTGCTATTGCATCTCGTATTATTCGGGCGCAAGAGTTGAAATGTAAAGTTGAAAGACGCACTTACATGCTCAATAGATTATGTTATATCCGTCGTATTTTGTTACGAGCTGAAGCCCGTGATACTCATATTGCCTACGGATACCTTAAAGGCCGCACTTATCGCCAAATTGAAGATAATCCAGAAACTGAACCTGACTGGGAACATGTTGCCCGAATGGTGAAGAAATACGGGGCCGACGACGTGATCGGAACATTAGAAATTTGGCGAAAAGAACAGACAATCACAGTAGTTACCCTTACGGCTGCTTAACAGCGTTGCCCCTTTAACGTATAATAAACTATGCCTAGGCTTAGCGGCTAAAAATCAGGATTCGTTAACCTGACTGGCATTTTAACTTTTCTTAACGATTAACCATTAACGAGGTTACACAATGAATAAGTTTATATTTGAAGAGACAAAAGGCTCACCAATTAAACACTGGACCAGAGGTGTGTTACTTGAGGATCGAGCAAAACAACAATTACATAACATTGCATCATTGCCGTTTATTCACAAACATGTTGCAGCAATGCCTGATGTTCATTGGGGAATGGGCGCGACTATTGGATCGGTGATAGCAACTAAAGGAGCGATAGTTCCGGCGGCTGTTGGCGTTGATATTGGTTGCGGCATGATGGCATTTCAAACAACGTTAAAGGCAAATGATCTACCCGATAACCTTAGAGCCATCAGAAATGATATAGAGGCCGCTATTCCTCACGGAAGAACAGATAATGGTGGTCGAAATGATAAAGGCGGTTATCAGGAATTAACTGAAGGTAATAAGTTACGGTGGATATCACTTGAACGAAGGTATCGGGCAATTCTAGAAAAGCACCCAAAAGCCAAGGCGTTTAATACCTATCAACACATGGGAACTTTGGGTACTGGTAATCATTTTATCGAAGTTTGTCTTGATGAATTAGATTCAGTTTGGGTTATGTTGCATTCGGGATCTCGCGGCGTTGGCAATAAGATTGGTATGTATTTTATTGAAAAGGCCAAAAAGGAAATGGAAAGGTATTATATTGACAAGTTTTTAGTTGATAAAGACCTATCTTATTTAGTAGAAAAGACTGAGTTATTCGACGATTACGTCAATGCTGTGCAATGGGCGCAAGAGTTCGCGCTTGAAAACAGAAAGTCAATGATGGAAACCGTATTACAGGTACTCGGAAAACATCTTAAACCGTTCTCAATAACTGATATGGCAGTTAACTGCCACCATAATTATATTTCAAGAGAAAATCATTTTGGATCTAATGTTTGGGTTACTCGAAAAGGCGCAGTAAGAGCACGTAAAAATGATTTAGGGATAATCCCAGGGTCAATGGGAACAGGTTCATTTATCGTTCGTGGTTTAGGTAATGAACAATCATTTTGTAGCTGTTCTCATGGTGCTGGTCGCGTTATGTCCCGGGGTCAGGCGAAGAAGGAGATAAGCCTAGATCAACATGCAATAGCAATGAAAGGGATCGAAGCAAGACTTGACGCTGATGTTATTGATGAAAGCCCAGCGGCCTACAAAGATATTGGCGCTGTCATGGATGCTCAATCTGATTTGGTTGAGATAGTTTTTAAGCTCAGACAGGTTATCAACGTTAAAGGGTAAACAGAATGAATTGTGAAGTTTGCGACAAACCCTTTAATGTTGTCCGTAAAGGTAGCGGAGGCAATAACAGGATTCTATGTTATAACTGTTTGCCGGAAGGTTTTGATAAAAACAAACGTACTAGTATAAGGCAAAAGTTATTATCAGTTAAAGCTAAAGGGTATAAATTAAACTTAGGATGCTCTAATTGTGGCTATGTTAAATGCTCTTCGGCCTTAGAGTGGCATCACCCAGAAGATGATAAGTTAATTAACCCTTCTAATGCTATAAAATGTTCTTGGGCTAGATACGAAAAAGAAATTGAAAAATGTGTATTACTTTGTGCTAACTGCCACAGAGAAAAACACCATCATGAGTAGGTTCGAATCCTACCACACTGACCAACTTATTTATGGAAATAACATGAACACTTCAAACATGATACCCGTACGTTGGCTAAAAGAGAAAGGCATTGAATCAGCCTGTTGCTGATGATGTGGTTGTTGATGCTGTGTTAGTTCGTGATAATCATGTCAAACAAATAGCTGCAATATTTATTTGGACTTTAGAATTTTTTAGCAGCATAAAAACATGGAAACCTAACCATTCTGCCATGCTATCTGATTACAAGAAGACACAAGAGCCAGATCACGAAAAAGGCAATCAAGTTGTTATTACTGACCTTCATACTCCAAATGATAAGCCGGTATTCACCCAAGCTATGGCTGATGCGGGGGAATGGCCGCCTGTCGGATGTGAATGCGAGTATCACTTTAAATCAAATACTGCTGATGAATGGATTAAAGTGACCGTTGATTATATTTCAAAAATGTATTTCATTTTTACGAGACAAGACGGAGAGCAATATCATCAATATACAGAACACATGGAATTTAGGATAAGCGACACCAGAACCGACGAAGAAAAGCTTCGTGACGTTTTAAGGTCGACATTCAATGCAGATTGGATAGTTGATGCCCTTATTAATAACAATAAATTCACAATCACATTAAACAAGGTAGGTGAATAATGATTAGATTAATATTGATTATTGCTGCTTGTGTACTATTATCTGCATGCCAATACCATAAAGCAACTTGTTACCAAGACGGTAAGTTAATTTACGCTACCAGATGGGTAAAAGATAAATCAAAAATGCCAAAATATAGAGGTGGTATGGGCAATCAGGTGTATTGGAAGATAGAAGGTTTAGATAAACCGGTTATAGCTTCATGCACTATAGGGATGAAATAATGACTACCATTTGCTATCACCATAAAACCAGACAAATAGCAGTCGATAGCCGTATAACATGTGGCGGTTTAATTAGGACTGATAATTTTAACAAGATCATTCGAAACGAATTAGGAATTTGGATAATCTCTGGTGCTATATCAGATTATGATGCATTTGTTGAAATGATAAAATATGAAACACAAAAAAATAATATTGTTTTAGATTGTTCAGCATTTCTAATCCGCGACGACAAAGTTTTCGCATCATTTATTGATGATGACAAGATTTTCTATCAAGCTGAGATAACATATGATTACGCTTTTGGTAGTGGTCGAGACTTTGCGTATTCGGCTTTAGATCATGGCAAATCAGCCAAATCAGCTGTTGAATATGCCATGACACGTGATATCTATACTGGCGGCAAAGTTCAGGTTATCGACGTTAAAACCGGTAAGGTGATATCATGAAAACCAAGAAGGTCAGAATATCAATTGGCAATGAGTACATAGATATCACTACACAATTCGATGAGGATAAAATCAGTGATGATGGATTGATAGCAGGTGACGCATTTTTCACGGCTTATGAAAAAGGTCTGATAAAAATAGTTATCCAAGATGTCGACAACGAAGAACACCCTGTCAATCTCAGAGGAATACATTAAATTATGAACTGCCAAAAGAGACAATTCAATTCTAAGAAAGAAGCTAAAAGTTATTTCAAGAATCTAAGCATGACCTCTAACAGAGGTAAACGAAATTATTATGTATGCGAAAATTGCAACAAATGGCATATGACATCAATAACAAAAGCAAAACGTAAATCTTGCAAAAAGATTTTAAACAAGATAGGAATCCACGCCGGGCAGATATGGGCAGATAAAAATGGTCATACCTTAGAGATTATTAAGCCACCAAAAATATTAACGGGATTGGGTTTATGGCAACATAATTTTACATTAGTTAGCGATAGTAAACGTGATTAAGGCGATTAAACATTAAGTCACTGATGACAAATATATGGCTATTAAACGTTACACACTAGAACATAAAATCAGATACTTTAGCTTCCGCTATAAGAAATGGGTAACTGTTCCTAAAGGATATAGAAGTGACGGAGCCACAGGAGTCAGAGATATCAACTCTCAGAGTTGGTGGGTGCATGACTGGCTTTGTGACTATGGCGTGTTTGATAACGGCACTCAGTGTACTAACTGGCAAGCCTCCGCGATACTCCATGATATACTGGCAGACGAGGGACGATGGTTCAGAGCAAGAAGTTGGTTTATTGCTACCTGGCTATTCGGCGGTGGCAAGGCCAGAGATAATGGGATGTTTTAGGAATTTAAATTATGTATGTAACAAGTGATGAAGCAGAAGCTGAACTTTGGCTCCAGGAATACTATTTAAACCAAGTGGCTTATTTATTAATGCTTAAGAACTTACCACCAATTCACCAGAACGGCGAATTGGATTTTTACTAGCAAGGACAATAAATTATGGTAACCGAAGATGACATAAATATGATCGGCTATTTTCTTAATGAAACAGGCGATATAGAACGTTGGTCTAGGTGGGAAGAAAGAAAGGGCGATATCGATGCGCAATATCCAGAATTGGTAGCTGCATTAAAAAATCTCAAGATAGCTAAAAGAACATTAGAAATAATCGCCAAAAGTGTCGTGGATAATTATGCCTAAGAACAAAGGGTGTGAGCGAGTAGACATCTATCTCTATACATATTGTGAAATAAATAAAGATGAATTGATCTCAGCCCGGATGATTTTTTTTGAAATCGAAACTACCGTACCAAAGAATTCATACGTTGACTCAGATAACTACATCCCACATCCACATCCTGTAATAGCTGATTATCAAGGTCGGTTCCCAAAAATATATATTGAAAAACCATATAAAGTTGTAATAGAAGACAGATATGGAGTAAACATATTTGAGGATTATTATGACTAAGAAGAACAAAGGAGGCAGACCTACAGCGTACAAAAAAGAATACGAAGAGCAAGCGTACAAGCTTACTTTGCTTGGTGCTGTAGATACTGAACTGGCCAATTTTTTCAATGTAGCAGAAGCAACAATCCATAATTGGAAGTTAAAATATCCTAAGTTTTTAGAGTCCATTAAGAACGGCAAGGATATTGCCAATGCAAATGTAGCAACAAGTATGTATCAAAAGGCCATTGGTTACAGTCACCCAGAGGATAAAATTTTCAATAACAACGGCAAGGCTCTCATCGTTAAAACCACCAAACATTATCCACCAGACACACAAGCCGGTTCATTGTTCTTACGCAACAGAACTAGTGTTGCCGGTTCATTAGGAATAGACTGGCGTGACAAGACAGAACAGGCAATAACCGAGAACATCAACATCACCGATTTAACCGAAGAAGAACTTGATCGCAAGATTAAGCAGTTGGAGCGAGCGAGTGAACAAAGCACTAAAACATAATCGAGGAAGATGCAATGAAAACTAAAAACTTTATAGAAGCATGTAAATTAGACCGTCAACTAGTAAGATTAAATATTGATATTACTAGACTTGAAGAATTGAGCGCGGAACAATTTAGCGCTTACTATCCCGCGAATAATATTCCAACTGAAATATCTGAACCGTTCAGAATTGCATGCTTAGAATCCATGCGTAAACAAAAAGAAGTATTGACCGAAAGATTCGGAATGCTTTAATTGAACAAAGCTCAAAAGATTGAGTACGCTCAACTTCTAGAAGAGAAAATAAGGCGAAATAAACTAACCCAGGGTATTCGCGCATATCTTGGGTTATATGACTGGCAGCATCGATTCAACGCTGCTACCAAAGAGAACACAGCCTGTATGCTCATGGCGGCAAACCAAGTGGGTAAATCACTCACCGGTTGTGTCATTGATGCCCACCATTTAACCGGTGACTATCCGGATAACTGGGAAGGTCACGAATTCACAACTCCACCAATGTGCTGGTTGCTTGGTTACTCAGGAGAAAAGACCAGAGACCTATTACAACTAAAACTATTTGGACGATTCCAAGGTGGCAAGTTTGAAGGTGGTCTGGTCCCAGCTGATAAGATAGTAGACTGGCGAGGTATGACCGGCACCGTTGGTGCCATGCGTGAAGTCAGGGTTAAACACGTTAACGGTACAGCTACTTGTCAGTTCTGGTCATACAACCAAGGCCAACATGCATTGATGGGCGATATAGTCGACTGGTATCACATCGATGAAGAACCCAGAGACCCGGCAATATATCCTCAAGTCATCACCAGAACGCTAAATGGCGACAATAACGCCGGTGGCAGAGGTATCCTGACTTTTACACCGGAAAACGGCAAGACAGAGCTTGTGTGTAGTTTCATGGATGAACCAATACCAGGTCAGTATCTTCAAACAGCAACATGGGATGATGCGCCACACTTAAGCGAAGATGCCAAAGAAATAATCTTGGCTCTGTATCCGGCATATCAACGTGACATGCGTTCGCGCGGCGTACCGTTGATGGGAGCTGGTTTAATCTTTGAACATCCGGCAGACCAGATAAGATGCGACCCGTTCGAGATACCCGCTCACTGGTATCTAATTAACGGCATGGATTTCGGTTGGGACCATCCCCAATCACACATCCAGTTAGCCTGGGACATGGGCGCTGATATATTTTATGTCATTCACGCCTGGAAAGCTAAAGAGAAACAACCATTCGAAGCCTGGCATGTTGTGAAGTCATGGGCTGAAGATGTACCTACAACCTGGCCGTCTGATGGTAATAAACATCAACAGACAAACAAGCAGGATGCTGTGCAGGTGAAGTCATTATACGAAGATGCAGGCTGGGAAATGATTGACGACCATTGTACCTGGGAAGAAGGTGGTAATGGTGTTGAAGTGGGACTAATGGAACTCAATAATCTAATGAAAACTGGCAGATTCAAGGTGTTTTCTCATCTAACAGAAGTATTTGAAGAAATTAGGGAGTATCATAGGCACAATAAAAAAGGTGAAGATGGCACAGTCAGGAGTGTCATTGTAAAGACTAAAGATGATCTAATCGATGCCATCCGCTATGCTTACATGATGCGCCGCCATGCCATCCAGAAGAATGACATTGGTCGGGATTGGGGCGATGAAGATGACTATCATGGTAACGATAGCACTAACGCAATGGGATATTAAATTATGAATTTTGGTCAAACTATCGAAGCATTAAAAAATGGCAATAAAGTAGCGCGAAAGGGTTGGAACGGTAAAGGTATCTTTATTGAATTACAGGTGCCTGATGCTAACAGCAAAATGACAAGTCCCTACATATTCATTGATACAACGGGTCTACAAACTGACAATGAGGCTGCACCCAAAAGCCTCGTCCCTTGGTTAGCCAGTCAAACTGATATGTTAGCTGATGATTGGTGTGTTGTTGATTAAAATGGCATTACGAATTCGTAAAAATGGACAAGTACTTTGTGCGGCACTTCACTCAGCAGAAGCTGGAGATACTTACATACCAGATAATATCAGCGAAATACTGACTGGTGCCACTGGAAAGAAACCTGTATTAATTACTGACCCCGAACCAATTCATTCAACGCACGGTGAATGGTGGTGGGCTGGAAATAAAAATGAATAGATTCTATAATCAAGCAATAGACTCATTGCGCAAACTTAAACAACACGAAAATGCAGATGATATATCTGCCTATGTTCAATATTTGGAGCATGAGAGAAGCATACTAATTAACGAACTCAACAGAGCTGGTAGTTTTAGCGGTGATCAGCTATTAAAAAAGATGGGGTATAAATAATGATTAACGCAACAGATAGATTATTCATCAACAGCACCAAAGCAGTTAGTTCAATACCTCAAGACGATAAATCACTCGGTGAAATACCAATCACAGAATTCATAGACTTCGATAGTCCCTACTATGGGTGGTCAGCGTTCAGATATGTCGAATCTAACAAAGCTTATGAATTATATGGTCCTGAATCAGCAGTGACTGGGGCTTATGCTTGTAGGTTAGGAGTTGACAATATCATGTACGTGCGCATAGCCCCCACGGTTGACGCAGTCATTAAAATGTTCCTCGATTTATTGAATAGCCTGAAGGTAGCAGCGATAGCTACAAAACCAGAGGGATGTGGTCCAGGAGAAGGACAATTAATTTTCCAATGTCGGAGTGATATTAGATTGAAGCAAAGAACAGACGGCAATATAGAATTAAGCTGGCGTGGTAATTTGACTAGAATCCCTAGTGAACCAAAGATTAGAGCAAAGCGCGTGCCGTTTGGCGCATCGGGCAGCATATATAACCCTGGTGATGCTGGTCATGTAAAAATATCAGGACAACCAATTATAGAGGGTGATTTAATAATAATGGATGTCGATGGTAATTTGGTAAAAGCGACTTCTTCAGCAAATTTTACCATGCAAAATCCTACATGGGCAATCGAGTGAGTATTAAATGCCAATTAAAGAACTCTTAGAATTCGTCGGTAAACAAAACATAGCCGAAGATATCGATAAGGAAAAGCTTGCAGTAATCGGTGAGCGTGTTCGTCGTCAATTCGATGAAGATTGGGGTTCGATGGATGACTGGTCTGATACTGTCGATCATGGCATTAAACTAATGAAACAGGAATTCAATACTAAGTCCACGCCATGGGATGGTGCCAGCAATTTCAAATCTCCTATTCTCTCTGAAGCCAGTATTTCCTTTGGTGATAAAGCAAAACTTGAAATTCTCAGATTACGTAATCTTGTTAAGGCTGATATTATTGGCAAAGACAATACAGGCAATAAAAAGAAACTGGCTGATCGTGTCACTGAAGCCATGAACTATCAAGTTAATTACCAAATGAAGGAGTGGCGCAAAGACCAGAAGCGCATGCTGTATGTGTTACCCAATGTTGGGACTGTATTCAAGAAAACAATATTCGATCCACTTCAAGGTAAAACCACTTCTCATATTATTCAGTATCCTGATTTTGCTATTAACCAGGCAACAACAAGTATGGAGACCAATCGTTCATTCACTCAGATTCTTGACATTGATGTGAATGGTGTGATCGAAAGACAAAACGCAGGTACTTGGTTAAAGGATATTGACATATATCCCAAAGATTCAGAAGGTGATGAAGGATCTAATGAAGCTGCTGATACAATCAGTGCTGAAGAAAACCCCGACAGATTTTTAGAACAACAATGCTTTGCTGATTTAGACGATGATGGATACGAAGAACCTTATATTATTACCATTCATGAACAGACGATGACCATTGTTCGCATTGTACCCAGATATGATGAGCGCTCGTTTATCATCAAAACGCCTGAAGGTCGGATAATGAATATGGCCGAAGCCATTAAACAAGATACAGCTGCCATGCTTGCAAGACAGGAAGCAACAGGGATACAAGAACCATTGCCTGAAATCGCTGATATCAGTAAGTTTGAATTTATCCGTATTGAACCAATCCAACAAATTACCAAATATGGTTTCATACCAGCACCGGATGGCACGTTCTTAGATTTAGGTTATGCGCATTTGTTGGGTGCTATTACCCAAGGTGTTAACACTACAACTAATCTATTAACTGATTCAGGAGTTTTAAATAATATGGGTGGCGGTTTTGTCGCTAAAGGTTTTAGAAAGAAAATGGGACCAATGCGGACGAAGCCAGGCCAATATTTAGCCACAAATATAGCGGCCAGAGATTTACAGGGAGCAATCGTACCTAATCCAAATCCAGAACCAAGTCCTACCCTGTTTCAACTCAATGAGAAGCTAGAACAACAGGCGCGACAATTCGCGGCTATTGTTGATACCAGTGGTCAAATCACAGCAACCACAGCGCCAACCACAGCACTTGCCATCATTCAGGAAGCGTTGATATCAACATCAGCACTCATGGGTCAAATACTTGATAGTATGTCTGAAGAGTTTCAGATACTATTCGAATTAAATAAGAGAACGTTTGACCCTGAATTGTATAAAATTTTACTGGATGAACCAGAAGCTGATGCATTGCGAGATTTCAACAATGAATCACTTGATATAGTACCAACTGCCAGTCCTGAAATGTCTTCTAAATTGCAACGTATCCAACTCGCTACCGTAGAAGTGGAAGCTATCCCGATGGTGGTACAGGCCGGTGGTAATCCACAAGTTATAGTGGAGAATTTCTTTGAGAGTATCGGGTCGCAAAATATAGACAGGATATTCCCAGAAGAACCAACAACCGAAGAACAGAAACAAATAGAGAGATTTACAGAAGCACAAGAGCAGGCTAACCAATTACAGGCAGCACAATTGGAACTCTCTAAACTCCAGACGGAGATATTAGGGCGAGAGCAGGACAGATTAGACGCTGACACTCAGCGCAAGATACAAGAGACTATCGGTAAAATAGAGAAAATGGCAGCAGAAACCATTCTGACTTTAGAGCAAGCTGAATCAGAAGACGTTAAGAACCAAATAAGCAAGTATACTACTCAGGTTAAATCGACCATAGACATGTTAACTGCGATAGGAGCAGACAATGCTAGAACGGCTGATATCAGAAATCAAAGACAAGCACAGCAAACGACCAATCTCCCAGGACGCGTACAATAAGTGGCGGCATTCTGCTGTTACCAGGCGTTTATTCGAAGAACTTGAATTGTCAGTAATCGACAGTTTTCAGGACTATTTACCAGAAGATTCAGTTGAAGCAGCAGCAATGACCGCTATGTTACGGCAAGGTGGTGCCGTAATGGTTGAGCGTGTGCTCGACTGGTCGCCAGCTGGCGTGGAGGGTCCAAATGATGAAGAATGAAATCACAGACCGTGAAAAAGCAGAAGCAATTAAAGAGATAATGGAAACTAATATGAAAATTAAACCATTAGGATTCTATGTCCTTATTGAAATGGAAACAGTAAGACAAGAGAGTGTAATCCAATTACCTCAAGAGCTTATTGATAAAGAGCAGGACGCTACCAGCATTGGTTACGTTCGCGCTATCGGTCCCACTGCATATTGTGGCTATCCTGGTTGTGAGATGACTGAGCAAATAGATCTTGATAATGGTGGATGGGAAAACAAAGACATCCCACCTCATAAATGTTGGGGCTTAGAAATAGGCCAGAAAATAGAATATCGAAAGTTTGAGGGCAAGAAATCCTCACTAAAGGGATATGAGAATTATCGTTATATCCCAGACTCGCACATTATAGGAGCGATAGAATGAGTGAACCAGCAGCAGAAGACACTAACATCAGTGACGAAAACCAAGAGCAGCATGAAAACAAACAGCCAGATATGAGTGCATCAGAAGAGAAAGCCCGTGCTGATGGTTGGATGCCTGAGAAGGAATGGGACGGTGAAGAAAACGACAAGCCGCCAGAATTTTTAACTGCTGAAATGTTCAATGCGCGTGGTGAATTTATAGGAAGACTCAAGGCGCAAGACAAACGATTGAAAGAAATGGAAACATCATTCAACACTCGCATGAGTAACGCCAATCAACTCCACCAACAACAATTGGAAGTTCAAAAAACAGAACTGGAGCGTAGGCGTGATGATGCCATCGATTTAGCTGATCGTAAAGCGGCCAATGGATTTCAAAAAGACCTTGATAAACTCAATAGTCAGCCTGTTACAACTACAACAACCAATAAAGAACAGACCATTCTTGATGAATGGAATGATGCTAATCCGTGGATACTGGGCAACGATCCTAAAGCGGCTTACGCAAAACAGCAATTTACGACTTATCAGAGTCAAGGTATCAGTGCTAGCACAGCAATAACTAACATGCTGAATGATGTTAATCGCGCATTCCCAGCAGTGAATAATGAACGTGACAGACAAGCAATTCCTGAAGGTGGCTCAAAGCCTGGCAAGAAACGCGCAAGCAGAAAATTATCAATGACTGATTTAACAAGTGATGAATTAAAATATTATCGAGCTATGCCAGATGCATGGGAATCAGACGCTGCTTATTTACAAGCAGTACAAGATACGAGAGGTGAATCATGAGTGATGAAATGAACCAAAGAAAAAAGCCAGGACCAAAGCCAGGACAGAAGAAGAAAGTAGTAGTCGAACGTGGTAAAACAGGTGCTGACTTACCGCCTGCTATGCAAGGTACTGAAAAAGGTTTAGTTGCCGGTTCTAGAGAAGATGTGGCACATTCTTCTGGCAGACCAGAAAGAATTTCTATGCAAAACATGAAAAAATTAGAAATACCTCCTAATTTAATGGAAAAGGGATTCTATCATCGTTGGTTTCAAGATCGTGATGGCCGCATCAGCCAGGCTCGTGCAGCATATTATGAACATGTGGTAGATGAGCAGGGTAATAATCTTTCTTGTCAAAGTGGTCCATATACGATGTATGCCATGCGACTACCTATACAGTATCGCGACGAAGACCTTAAGTTGAAAAAAGAAAGGGTTGCTGCTACACTCGATCTTGAAGCGCAAATAGGCCAAATGGAATACGCTCCTGATCCTGAGACGGGACGAGCGGAAGGTGGCAAAAGTGCTATCAAACATCATGTAAGTAATAACTAAAATAGCTAGACTCATCAAGCGGTAGACCTCCGAAGTTGATTGAGAAACGAACGGGATAATTATCCCTATCATTTTTTAATTAATAACGGAGGCTTTATCATGCCAGCCGGATTTAAACTTGTTAATACGGACTCCCAAGGAGACGTAACAGGTAAACAAAAAACATTTGCTGTTCTCGTAGCAACCACCCAAGTCATTGTTCCAGGCGATCTTGTTCGTATTGCAGGTACTGCAAACGCTCAAGGTGTCGCCGATGTGGCACTTGGTCCAACAACTACAGCTTCTACCGGCGTCGTTAGTTCGATTGACCCGACATTTGCAGGTGAAGCGCTATCTCAGACTCATCACGTATCAGGTACATTAGGCACACTTAAGGCCAATATTGACCCTAATGCTTTATACGAAGTTGACGTGGCCAATGGCCCTTTACTTATCACTGAAGTTGGATTAAATGCCCCAGCTGTTGTTACTGAAGCAACAGCATCAGGTAGCCTCTTCCCTTCTGTGATGCAAGTAAATGCAACGGGTGTCGCAACTACTGCAACTTTACCTCTACAAATAGTAGCTTTGAAAGAAGACGCTGCTGGTGTATTGGGTAATGTCGCAATTGTTCGATTGAATGCAACCACTGTAGCGCCTGGCGCGACCGGAGTATAATCATGAGTTCAGGAGCAATTAGTACCGGTTCGGTCCCACGCTTACTACAAAAAGGTGTGGCAAACGTATTCGGTAATTCACTTAAAGCGCACGATACAAAATGGGATAAGATGTTTATGACGAATCAATCGTCAAAAGCATTCGAAGTTGATGTCCAGTTAGAAGGTTTTAACCGAGCATCCAGTAAACCCGAAGGTGATGATATTACATTTGATTCACGTCAACAGGGTTTTACGCCTAAATATATTCATACCACCTTTGCAAAAGGTTACATCGTCACTGAAGAAGCTCTTGAAGATGAGCTTTACGGTCAGTTGAATGATGGTGCCAGAGCATTAGCGCGTGTAATGAATATCACTAAGGAACTTGAAGGAGCTGCTGTTTATAACAATGGTTTCGATGGTACGGTTCTTATGACTGATGGCGATGGTCAACCGTTGTTCTCCACTACTCACTCTAATGGTCCGTCTGGTGGTACTTATTCAAATCGGCTAACAGTAGATGCAGATCTATCTGAAGCGGCTCTTGAAGATATGCTTATCCAGATTCAAACCATCACCGATGCGCGTGGTCTTCCTGCTGCTTTGCAAGCAATGCGTTTACTCATAGCGCCTGCTAACAGCTTTGAAGCTCAACGTATCTTGGGTTCTGTTTTACAGAATGACACCGGCAACAACGCAACCAATGCAGTCCGCGATATGAATTCAATTCGCGATGGCTTTATGTCTAATCCGTTTTTAACTGATACTGATGCCTGGTTCTTAACCACTGATGCACCTCACGGGATGAAATACTATACCCGTAGACCTGTACGCTTTGGTCAGGACAATGCATTTACTTCAGGTAACGCGCGGTTTAAAGCTGATGAGCGTTACGATTTCGGATGGTCGGATGGTCGCGGTGCTTTTGGCAGTTCAGGAGCTTAAATATTAGGGGCTTCGGTCCCTTTTCGAACTATAAACAGATTCATATTGGACCCTAAAAGGGTTTATAGGAGAATAAAATGTCACAAACTAATTTCCCTCTTGGGTTTCAAAATGGTATTTCTCTTCGGGGAGTTCCTGTTGAGATCCCAATAGCAGGACAAGTGTTCTGGGTTGATTCAACGTCTACTGTCGTTAAAGGCGGTGTTGGCAGTTCAAACGGCAATCCGGGAACATATCAAAAACCTTTCGCAACATTAGAGTTTGCGAAAAGCCGGTGCACAGCAAATCGCGGTGATGTTATTTATCTTAAGCCCGGCCATGCTGAAACATATTCAGATGCAACCTCGTTAAATATGAATGTCGCTGGTGTGTCTGTGATTGGTTTAGGTACTGGCTCTTTAATGGCCGCATTCACATTAGACACGGCCAACACTGCTACTATTCCGGTATCAGTAGATAACGTGATGTTTTACAATTGTGAGTTTATCGCTAACTTCTTAAGTATTGCTAAATGCTTTACGCTTACAACTGCTAAGTTTTTTGGCACGCCTTACTGTAAATTTACTGATACCACAGCGGCATTGAATTTTGTTAATATTGTCGAATCAACTGGCGCAGCTAATACCGCCGATGGTTATTATGACATCGGCTCACAAGCAGCAATGATCGGCACAACATTTAATACTTTTTCAGTTTTTGCCGCTACTGTGAGGGGTTTACGGTTTAATGATACCTATGTTCAAAGCATCGACACGGCTGATGAACCAGGCCTTTGTGATGTAACTGGAATTGTCACCGACTTTAAAGCCGACGGCGTTACTGTCAGCGTAAAAGGAACTACAAATATTAATGTAATCCTTAAATGTACTGGCACTACAAGCACAGGCACAATCACCAACTCATTTGCACACTCGTTGGATACCACCAGTGTCGCTTATACTATTGCTTGTGGCATACAAGCCTCGAATGTATTTGTAACAGGTGCGCTAGCTACACAGGGCGGAAGAGTTAACCCTGATGCTGCGGCTTAATAACCGGGGCTTCGGCCCCCTTTTTAGGAGGTTACAATGGGTAGACATACCGTCACATTCACAGCGGAAACTACACGAAACTTTGTCGCAAATTCTCGCCGTGGCGATCAATATCACGCCACTATTCAGAATTTGACGGGCGAAACCATCACCATCACAGTGACAAATGACGATATTCAATCGACAAGCCCTACATTTGATACGCCTGCCGCTGGTGCTTTGGCGATTACAGCAGGGGCAGTCGGCGTGCTGAATGAGGCTTATGATGGCTGGCTGATAACTGCCGGAGGATCAGCCACAGGCAATGTATTAATTACGGAGGCAGGATAATGTCCAGAGTACGCCAAACATTACAGCAGCAAGCGGGTCATCAACTTGAACAGCAAGCGGGTGCATCTAAACCGGCGCCTAAGAAAAATAATCCGCGTAAAAAATCCAGCAATAGCAGGAAATACTAATGCGCAATCGATTCGTCAAAGGCGATCATAATGTTATCAGTGATATTTCGGGCCAAAAGTTTAAACGGTCCGAAATGCGCTTTAACTGGAAAGGTCAACTGGTGCATGCTGCAACTGAATTCGAGGAAAAGCATCCTCAAATTGATATCAGAGGGCGAACAGAGCGCATTGCCGTTACAGATGGAACAAGAACACAAGGGGAAGACGCACCGTTGCAGGATCCGCCTATTACGGGAAGTGATTTGATATGACAGCAGTATTAACCACTACCGCCCAAGATATTGTAGATGGTGCATTAAGATTAATTGGTGAAGTTGATGCTAATCAGCCTCTGGATCCATCTCAAATACAAGATGGTCTGGAATCTCTGAATTTTATGGTTAAAGGCTGGCAATCTCAGGGGCTGCATTTATGGACAAAAACTGAAGGAGTTCTTTTTCTAGATGTTGGCAGAACCAATTATAATTTAGGTCCCACAGGTGATGAAGCCGGTAATGATGATGATTTCGTCAATACTGAATTAGCGGTTGCTGGTGTCGTTACAGATAGAACGTTAACTCTCGATTCGACGACAGGGATGGACGGGGCAAGCGATATTCTACCATCCGATCCTTCTGAATCAACGCAAGGATGGACTGTCGTAGCTGGAACAATTGCTATTGTGGCGACTTCTTTGGTGGTTTCTAACGCCGCAGCAGCCGCAGGAGAGGCCGAAAGAACAATCACAGGCCTTACTGTAGGTAGGACTTATCGTGTCATATCAGGCTTTACAAAAGGCCTTAGCCCGTCTGTTACTTACTCAATGAAAGATGGCGCTACAGTATTGGGAACTGAAACCTTAACAGCTACCGGCACATCTAAATTTGAATTCGTTGCCACACAAACAAGTCACACATTTGAAATATTGAACGGCGACACAGCAGCAACCAATGAAACAACAACCACATCAATTGTTATTCTTGATAATACTACCGGTGATTTGATTGGTATTCGCTTGGATGATGCTACCAGGCAATGGACTAAGATTGTGGAAGTATTAAGCACTACTCAGGTTTTCAATGCTGATGGTCTTACGGGCGCAGCAGCGATTAATAAAAGTGTTTTCTCTGTGCCTGAACTTTTGCCACGCCCTGTGCGTATATTGCAGTTAAGACGCGATAAAATAGGAACTACAGACGAAATAGAAGCTAATCAATGGTCTCGCGAAGAATATTTTGCACAACCTAACAAATCATCACAAGGAACAATTAACAATTGGTATTATTCACCACAATTAACTGATGGCAGACTTTATTTATGGCAGACAGCAAATGATGTTGATCAAATCGCCAGATTTACTTATGAGCGTCCTATCGACATTACCGTTAATACTTCTGATAATCCTGATTTTCCATCAGAATGGTTTAGAACACTTAAATATAATTTAGCGGTTGAAATAGCACCTGAATATAGGATCCCACAAGACAGGCTAGATAGATTAGAAATAAAAGCAGATAAATTTCTTGAAGATTCATTAGGTTTCGATTTTGAAAATGACTCAATGGATATGCAACCTGATTTCGGAGGTGGGTAATGCCTCGTGTAGAATTAGATTTTGCAGATGGTTTTTATGTAAGCCAGTCAACTCCGCTTCTTGATAAACGGGTGGTTAATTCTTATCCTGTTATTCCTCAAGCAGATGCATTGAGCAAACGAGCTTTGTTGAGAACGCCTGGTATTAAACAATTTGCTGATTTAGGTTTTGGAACGAGTCGAGGCGCTATAAAATTCAGTGATGGTACTCCCTACCGCGTTATAGGTAATTCTTTAATATCAACCAATTCATTAGGCGTAATAACTAACCACGGTGCTATTACTGGCACAAGTGATATATCCATTGATTCGAATGGCATTAATATAGCTATTCAGGATCCGAATGGTGACAGTTATTTTTTTACCCCTTCGACAAATGTATTAGAACTAAATAGTAACTCAGTATTTTTAAGTTTCGACCAAGCCAGAACGGTAACATTCAAAGATGGGTTTTATGTTTATACAACAGATACTATTTTCTTTAGTTCATCACTTAAAACGGATAACGATGGAAAGAACTTCAATGCACTGGATTTTGCCGATGCAGAAATTAGCCCGGACAGATTAGTTGCAGGTCATAATAATCACAATCAATTATATATTCTCGGTGAGACCACGATTGAAGTCTATCAGACTATTATCACCGCTGGCTTTCCTTTTCAGCGCATACCAGGTGCATTAATTCAAAAAGGATGTGCTGCCAGAAATTCTGTTGTTGATTTTGATAACAGCTTTTTATTTATCGGTGGAGATGTCGGAGAGCAACCAGCCATATGGAGAGCTGTGGGTTCTAACGCTCAAAAAATATCAACTAGCTCTATTGATCAACTGATGCAAAAAAATACAGTCGAAGAAATAGCCAATGCCAGAGCGTTTACTTATGCCCAAAATGGTGATTATTTTGCTGTGTTTACTATTGGTAATAATACATTTGTTTATGATGCGACCACATCAGCGTTATCAGGTAAACCAGAATGGCATGAGAGACAAACAGGCATTACAAATGGTAATGGGTTTCAAGTGTGGAGAGGTATTCATGGAATAAAGGCTTTCGGTAAAATATTAATTGGTGATGACAGGTCCGGTCAAATTGGCGAATTAGATTTTGATACTAAAACTGAATATAACGAGAAGGTAGAGCGTTTCTTTACAACAAAGCCATTTATATCCAGCGGGGAAGCTATTTTCTCACATGAAATAGAATTATTAATGCAAACTGGCGTGGGAGATTCTGTCACACCAGACCCCAAAATAAGAATGGATTACTCAGACAATGAGGGAAGAACATTTGTCAACGAAATAGCTAAACCAATGGGTAAAGTTGGAGAATTTAAAACCAGGGTTCGCTGGGTTCGTTTGGGAAGAATCCCAAACAATAGAATACTGCGATTTAAAATGACAGACCCAGTTGAATATAATGTGTATTCATTATTTGCAAATGCGGAAGTAACCAGCAGTGGCTAATATACCACCGTTGCGGAGTGAAGCGGTAACTATAGATGGGATACCAACTTTAAAATTTTCTGCATTTTTAGAGAATCTTACAGGTGATGTAAATAATACTGTCACTGAAGTAAGTTTATCAGATTCATTTATATCTGAAATTAGTACACAAAACGGATTAATATCCAGATTGTCAGAAAGAATAGATGATTTAGAGGCTGCTGATGACACTGATATACTTAATAGCCGAATAGCAGCTGTAAATTCAAAGGTGATTAGATTGATTGATGAATTATTAGAAGAAGTTAAAAAACTTCGCGATGTTGAATTTCAAAATAAGTTACTCTCTTTACAGTCGATTATTGTGAATGAATTGGAACTATTGAATTTACGATCAGAAGAAGCGTGGGAGACTGATATGGATAAGGGAGATACAGAATGACTGAATTAGTACTTAAGGATGGAGGTGGTGGGACAACTGCCAAGATAGATACCAAAGGTAGACAAAAAGTCTTTTCTACATCTCAACCTGAGGAATCAACTGCTGCTCTGTCTGGAGATACATTTGTCATTAGTTCGGGTGATATTACTCTAACGAGTGCTACTGAGTCTGGAGTTCTCCATATCGAAAACACAGATAATGTACCCTGGATCGTAACTAGATTATTTTTCAATGGAGCAGCCAGTGCGAGTGGCGTCGGACATTGGCGAGTAAGAATCACTAAAGATTCTAAAGCCGGGACTTTAATTTCCAATGCAGTTGTTACCGTGACTTCAAATCTGAATTTAGGGGATCCAAAAACTTTAACTGGTATATTTTTTAAGGGTGTAGAAGGTGACACTCTAACAGATGGGACTACCTTTATTAATACGATTGTCCCGACTGCTCCATTTAGATTACTGATCCAAGATAATCCTTTAGTTATGGAACCTGGATCCAGAGCTTCAGTGGCTATCATTCCGCCAGCAAGCAATACAAGCTTTTTGCTTCAAGCCGGTTTTGTAATTATTAGATTTGTGGAGTAAATAAAATGGCTAAAATAGTCGATCCGGATGGCAAGGTAGCAAAGGTTGATGCTAAAGGCAGATTAACAACTGCTGCTGTTTCACAAAATATTTCACAAAGATCAAATATTGATGGAAGGGTATTTTCTATTCAATTTGCCGTGACTCCAGTAGGTGCTAATGATTTCTTTTTCCACTTTAAGAATACCGGCACAAAAAATATTATTTTCACAAAAATAAGAATGTCGTCTGCTGTTATCACTCAAATAACTATTGAAAAAGTCAGCGGAACACCTACATTCGTAAGCGCGACACCTGCTACGGTGACTAATAGAAATTTAGGCAGCTCTGCGGCATTATCGGCAGAAGCTCAATCCGACACAAATATTACTGTGATTACTTCAGATGGGATTTTATTTTTCGAAGAACTATCCATCGCAGATACTCGGTTTACCTTAGATATAGATAGCTCAATTATTATTCCTCAAGGAAAGACGATTGCATTTAAAAGCGTAGTAGGTACAGGTCTAACCGATGTCTTAATTACTGCTATCGAGATTGAATAATGGCCACACCAGTAAATATAAAAGATGGCAGTAGCAGGGTAACAGCTAAAGTTACTAAATTTGGTCAGTTGGTGGTTGCTCCTTTGCAATATAGTGAGCCTGTATTAGGCAACCTTAATGCAATAGATACGGCATTCAACTTTATAGAACCGCAACAGAACCACAGTATTGTTATTACTGATATAACTGTTAGTGCAGATAATAGCGTGAGTAATGTGACTCCGGCAGAAGTCGAAATATATGAAGCGACAGAACCGGATACTACAGCAATTACTAAAGGTATAATTAGTCCGAGAGTTGTCAGAGCAGATAATTTTGCGCTCACAGGGTTAAATTTGATTGTACCTGAAGGACTATTTGTCAACGCAAAAACAAATGATGATAATATACTTGTAACCATTATGTTTTATCGAGTACCAGCGGAGGATGTATAATGTCAACATTAAATAAACAACTCGTGGCTAGCCAAAAAGCATCTGCTGCTGATACACCGCAGATATTTTATACTTCACCATCTAATGCATTAGGCACAATCATCACTAATTTCACAGCAAGTAATGATACAGCAGCAACAATAACCTATAAGGCATATATTGTGCCTAGCGGGGGTTCTGCGACCGTTCCTATTGTACCCAAAAAAGCTATTGTTATTAACCGAACCGATGTGTCTCCTGAAATGGCAGGGCAATTAATACCAGCCGGTGGTACTTTACAAATGGAATCAGATTCAGCAAATAGTATATCGTGGACCGTATCAGGTAGAGAATTATCATGATAATGCTTAAAAAGGCTGAATCTGCTGATGAAGTCGGAATAATTTTAAGAGATCCGGAATTGTTTGAAAGAATTGCGGAGGATGGGCATAGTGTAGATGATTACGATATCCCATTCGATGAGTGTCAGCGTTATATGATGATTATGTTTAATGATAAAGCTATCGGAGTGTGGAATTTATACCCTTTGAATACAGTTACGCTTAATATTCACTGTAATATCATTAAAGAATATCGAGAACATGGGAAAGAGGCAGCAATATTAATTTTAAAATGGTTTATAAATGATTGCCCTGTTCAGTACCAGAAATTGAATGCTGAAATTCCAGTTATATATCCTGAAGTTTATCATTTTACAAAGGGATTTGGGTTTATCGACGAAGGGCTTAACAGATTATCCATTATGAAAAGCGAAGAATTGGTTGATCAATATCGACTTGGTATTACCCGTCAAGAAGCAAATATGTTTTTGGAGCAGAGATGAGTAAAATAAAGGACGTATTTTTTGGAGGCGCAGAAAAGAGGGCAGGTAAGGCTATAACAAAAGCATCTTTGGAAGCCGGACAACTAGGGGCAACCGCAGCAGAAACAGCGGGAGGACTCAGGGCAACCGCAGCAGAAGAAGCCGCAGCAATCAGAGTCTCTTCAGAGTCCAGAGGTGGCAGAGCGTTACAACGTGGTGGTCTTAGGGCAGCAGAATTGGTTGGTGGTCGTTTTGGTGAAATAGAAGAAAGACTGGATCCATTTATTCAGCCTGGTGCACCGGCATTAGAATTACAAGCGGCACTATCTGGTGCATTAGGTCCGGAAGCGCAGGCTCAGGCATTTGCACAATTTCAAGAAGATCCGGGCACGCAATTTTTACGTGATCAAGGTTTACGACTTATTGGCACAGGCGCAGCGGTTACCGGTGGCGTTGGTGGCGGAGAGAGACTTAGAGAGCTGACCAAATTCAGCCAAGGTTTAGCACTACAGGATTTATCCAGTAGGTTTAGTAGACTGGGACAGGTTGCCGGTACTGGTTTACAGGCAGCAACTCAATTAGGTGGATTTGGCGCAGAAGCATCAGCACAACAGGCAGCAGCAGAACAAGCAGCGGCCAAGGGCGAAGCGTTAGGAATTGCAGGCGCAGGTGAAGCGGAAGCCGGTGGTGTTTTAGGCTCAGCAGCAGCTCTGGCAGCAGCTCAACAACAAGTAGCTCTGGCACAGGCAACAGGACTCACAGGTGCAGCAGTAGGAAAAGCGGAAGGACTCACAGGCGCCGCAGCAGGCTTCAGGGGTGGATTAACACAATTAGCCGGTGGAATAACAGGTTTTCAATCCGGTGGCATAACAGGCGCTCTTGAGGGAGCATTCGGAGTTTAAATTATGGCAGGTCTTTTTATACCAGATTTTCGCGGCCCAGGCTCACCAGGAGTGCCGGGTGTTGGCTCTACTCGCAGAGGTTTAGAAACCGCAACGCAAGCGGAGCAATTAACGCAAACTCAACAGATAGGGCTGCAAGGCACAAGCGATCAGGCCAGAATTGATTCACTTGTGCGCGGTGCTGTCCTATTAAAACAGATAAGTGATCCCCGGCAAAAAATAGAATTCTTGCGTGGCAGAATACAACAGCTTGATGCTAATCAAATAGATTCTAGCGACTCAAGAGAAGCCCTAGCTGTTGCAGAATCAGGTGATTTTAGTGCCCTGGAAGAGCTTACTGATCAAGCTATTTCTTTAGGCCAACAACAACCAGCAGGATTTACGCTAGGCCCGGGTCAACAACGTTTTACAGCGGGTGGTGAACGTATTGCTGAAGTTGCTCCTCAACCATCAGGATTAAGTTCATTGCAACAGAAAGTAGCAGCGGAAGGATTGGATCCAAATAGTCCAGCAGGACAAGCTAGAGCTAAAGAACTTAACCAGAGAGCCGCAACTGATCCATCACTAAAACCAACCGATCAACAAATATTAGCAAAGGCAAGTGAAGGTCAACTTGCATCAGCAGGGTTTGCTAATCGTGTTCAGTCTGCAAATGAAACTTTATCGACCTTAGAAGCCAAACCAGATTTCGATCCAACCTCCATCCAGGCAGCATTTTTTGAAGCGGTGCCAGGTGGCAATATCGCATTATCGTCCGATCAACAACAATACCTGCAATCAAAACGAGATTTTATTACTGCTGTTTTACGTAAGGAATCAGGTGCAGCTATCGGTGCAGATGAATTTGAAAATGAAGATAAAAAATTCTTTCCTCAAATTGGAGATAAACTTGCTGTTTTAAAACAAAAAGCAAAAGGACGAGCCAGAGCACTTGAAAATTTACAAAAGCAATCAAAAGGTGTTTTTAAAGTTCAATTCGAAAATCCGCAAATATTTGAAGATGGAGTAGATGGAGAACTTTCGGAAGGAACTATTATAAGAAATCCTCAAACCGGACAACGGAAACAAGTCGTTAATGGTCAGTTGGTGGATATTTAATAATGGCTAAATTACCGCAAGGTTTTGAAATAGAAAAGCAAGGTCAACCAGTTACGCAGACCGCACTAAGATTGCCTGAAGGATTTGAGATCGAACAGCAAGCACCACCACAAGCAATACCAGATATAGAACAACAGGCACAAGTCGAAGCGGCACAACAACAAAAAATTGCAGCTATACCGGAACTCGGACAAGCTGGATTATTAGCCGGTCAGGATCCATTAAAAGGCGCAGCAATCGTACCTTCATTATTAACCACTACAAACCCGAGAGAATTAGGTCAAATATTAACATCTACTTTCCCTGATATTGGCATACAAGAAACAAAAGAAGGATTAATAATAGCTACTAACAATGAGACAGGCGCTAGAGCTGTGCTTAACAAGCCTGGACTGTCACAACTTGATATTGTTCAAGGATTGGGCATTGCGGCGGCATTTACCCCCGCATCACGTGCATTAACAACGGGTGCATTAGTGGCTCGTACAGCTATCACATCTGGATTAAATGAAGCTGTTCAAGCGTTGAGTGGCGGTGAATTTAATGCTGAACAAGTGGCTATTGATGCAGTGACAGCTGGTTTATTAGACAAAGCTTTTGAAGTTGCAAAGGTTACAGGTAGAAGTATTAAAGATGTTTTACGCAAAGATGTTGGTGTTGATCCGGAGCGTATATTAAAAACATTCACTCCGGGCGAGAGAGTTACAAGTTCTTTCGCAACAAAACCAACAAAGCCGTCTGAAATAGGTGGTGTGCTGGAAAAAGTATCACAACCCGGATTAACTCCTGAAGCATTGCAGAGAATTCGCCAAGCAGAACAACAGGGCGTCCAACTAACAAGAGCGCAAGCATTACAGCAATTCGGACCAGCCGAAGCGGAGCAAACGTTGTTAAAGTCTGTTTCTCCTGAAGGTGAGCAAGCCCGTCAATTTGTAGAAAGTCAACAAGAGCAATTAAAAACGGCGGCTGAAGCTTTCACTGAAAAATTCGGTGGATCAGCACGATTTAAAGAGGCTATCGGTGAAACTGTAGAGGATACCGCTAGAGGGAAAGGTGAATTAATACAGGATGTTTTACTAGAGCGTAAAGAGCTAGGTCGTAAAGATGTATCTGAGCTTTACACTTTAGCAGCAGAAACAGCGGGAGATACTTTACCACTCGATAACGCTTCGATAGTTGGTGTCGCTGATGATATTATTGTTAATCGACCTATCACACCAGAGGTCGAGAAATCAGTCAACACAGCCCTAGCTAAGTTTGGATTGATCGGTGACAGAGTAGAACAATCAACACGTAATAAATTTAAAGTTTTTGACGGTGATCAGGCTATTACAATCACTGGCGAACAAACACCTTTAAATCTAAGTAATGCAGAAGACTTTAGAAAGGCTTTAAATAAAGCGGTAGGAGCTGATATCACAGGAAGTGCAAAACAGATTGTTAGCGAACTAGATAAGCAAGTGGCAAGAGTCGTGGAAAAAGGGGTTGAGTCAGGTCGAACTACGGCATTTAAAACAGCTAGAGAGGCAGCTAGAGAGCAAATAGAAACCTTTAAGGCTAAAGATGTTATAGAAGACTTAACCAGCTTTAAACGTGGAACCAGTACACCAAAGGTGGATCCTGAAACGGTGATTAATAAGATTGTTAAGGGTGACAAGGCTGTAACTAACATTAGAAAACTCAAACAAGTGCTATTGGCAAGCCCAACAAAAGAAACAATAAAAGCATGGCGCGCTATTCAGGCGGAGACAATAGGTGATATTTTAGGTCAAGCTATCAATAAAGACACTTTAGATATTTCAGGCGCAAGATTGAACTCAGCTATGAAAAAATTTAGACCTGAAGCGCTACGAGAATTATTAGGTAAAAAACCATTTTCTGAGTTAAAAAAGCTTCAAAAGGTTATTGGTAATGCGACAATTTCACCACCAGGCACAACAAATCCAAGTGGTACTTTTTTAAGATTTCTCAATTTAACTGAAAGATTAGGTAACTTTGCTGGTGCCGGTCAAATTAATTTTGGTTCTATAATCGCTGAAACAGCAAGGAAAGGGAAGCAAGTCGCTGACAGGAAGAAAGTATTAGACGGTTTAGTCAACACGCAAATCAATAGATTAAAATCATCTGATCCCGGATTGGCTAAAAACAAAAGTGCGCTTAATAAAACTGCAAAAATATTAGCATTGTTAGAAGTGCGTGAATTAGATAAAGAGGAAAGATAATGGCTAGCAGATTTGTTATTCCTAATGCCGATGTGGGTAATGGTATCCAACCGGAAGATGGCGCGAAGCTTACCTTTTTTGAAACTGGAACAAGCACTTTAAAAGATACTTTTTCTAATTCATCAGGCACTATAAAAAATGCTAATCCGGTTATTGCTAATGCCAGTGGCGTATTCCCCGATATTTTTATTGTCGGCACTTATAAAGTAACACTAACTGATAAAGATGATGTCCAAACGGGTTTCGGGGAAGCTGATCCAGTTGATGAATTTGCAAAAACCTCTGGCAGCGTATTTGTTAAGAATTTCGATACATTAGCTTTAGCTCTGCTTGACATCGAATTAGTAGACGGAGATGCTATAAAGTTAAAAGAGCGCACTACCGGAAATTTTGGATGCTCAAATTGGAAGGTTGTGTTGCTAACATCGGTAACTCCTAGCATCGGAGCGCCAACCATTGGCAACATAGTTGTATCAACCGGAGTCCCTACGTTAGCGCTGGTGCTTATAGAGAACACTCCAACTGAGCGCAGACCTTCGCAATGGGGATCGGTTAACGATGGTGTGGTTGATGATAGCGCGGCTTGGCAATTAGTTATTGATGATCTACCGACTGGCGGTCTAATCAGGTTTGCCGGTACACCCCTTGTCGGAGGGTTAACGGTGACAACTCAACGCTTAACTATTCGCGGCGACTCTCTGATAAATGACATCAAAGTTAAAAACGGCACTACGGGTATAACCTTCAGAGATCACTGGTGCGGGGTTGAACACTGTACAGTTAAAAGCCAGGGTACTCGTGATGATGGACTCGGAACGAATGGGCTATTGTGGGAGTCCACACCAACACCTACTAGCAAGGGTTTTACTAAACTAGAACGACTTAACCTTGAAGGTTTCTCGGGTTTCGGTCTCAAGAGTATCGATACAATAGACTTCCATTATGAGAAAGGTTATGTGGTTTCGTGCATCACTGGTGTCTCTTTAGTCGAAGATGTCGGTGGCGTTTCATTCGGGACTACAGCATTCGTTGATCAGGTTTATTTCACTTCGTGTACTACTGGCTTGCTTATGGATCAGTTATTCCGTTCAGAGGTATCTAAATGTGTTTTCGAATTCTGTAATTTCGGCATTGACGCAATTGCGGGAAGCTTTACAGTAATGCGTTGTTACTTTGAAAACAACACAACTGCTGGTCTGCGTTCCCTTAACTCAGCCACTCAGGATTTATGGAACTTTAAACATTCGGTATTGGGTAACAATCAGTTTGATGTCACCTTTGACGGTGCAACAGCAGCAGCAACCAGAGGGCGCATACAGGCAGAAGAAAATGATTATAGCTGGGTAATTAAAAAACTTGGTCTGACTACTCTCTTCGGGACTAAAGAAAATTTCTTGGAATCAATGGGCACAACAGACAACATTGGTTTAATGTACGGTACTAACAACGTTGCTTTAATTAGAGGTGAGAATTTATTTGTTGATGCTGATTGGGTCAATGTAAGGTTTGATGAGTTTAAAGGCTGGAATATTACTAACGAAGGGTTTGAAGTTTCAGGTGTCACTGCCGGGTTAAATACCTACGGGATACAGCAGAGCGTAACATTAGATGACACAAAAACCTATGTTATGGATATAGCGCTTAAAACCGTACAAGGTGCGGCTATTTCAACTTTGCGCTTCGATGCTCAGGTAGTAGCCAGCGGCGTCCCTTTCGTTCCTGATACTAACGGTGCTAATTTGTTTAAAGCGTTTGGTACTGAAGGGGCAGCGGTAACAATTGAGAGTTACATCAAATCAATAACTGTTTCCGAGGTAATTCAGGACAATAATCAGATTGCACAGGCAAACGCCAGATTAACGGCTTTAAGGCCGACTCGTGGCGATGTTTATATGACATCTATACCAACCACTGGAGTATGGCAACGAGGTGAGATAGTAAGGAATAGTCTACCATCAGTTGATGGTAATAATATGGTACTGAGCCACTGGATTTGCACAGTGACTGGTAACGTTGGGACATTTGTATTCGTGCCTCAATATATCAGTACAGTAACGCCAGCAACATAATACAGAAAGCCCCGAAAGGGGCTATTTCTTATGACTTAGTCTTATCCCATTTCACATAGTCATCACGATAACTCATATCAGCAGCGGCCCCGTGAATCGAATTCCAGTGCTTTTTTAGATATCTGGACAAGTCATCAATGTTAGTCGGTAAAGCCCCACGTTTCATGAATAGGCGCTGTCTGGCCATGAATACGTTGTATTGCAGGTCATAGATTAAACGTTGCGCCGATGGCATTAGTTTATTGTTGTATGTAAATTTATCAATGATTCCCAATTTCAATGCATTGTGCCAGATAGAATCACCGTATCGCCAAGTACTGTTGTGTGTTGTAGGTTCCATCTGAATTAAACCAAGCGCAGGGCCACCGACTTGCTTTAAGAAATGACCACGGCGTGACTCATGGGCAATGATCATTGTTATTGCCAATTCACCTGATATACCGTTATGCATCAGTTTAAGAAACGGTGTAATTACCAGTTCGACTAATTGTTGTTTGTTCATCATTAAACCGCCTTTCTCATTTGACCGTTAACTAAATTTCTGACCATATACGGAACGTGATCACGATTTTCAACACAGAATTCTGCCATCTGTTTGAAATCTGGTTTAGTCCCTTGAGGTATCCAAAGAGTTATTTTTTCTAAACCTTCCTCCTCTATTAATCGTTTCTCATATTTCGCGTTCCTGTTCATAATATAACCCTTGATTTGTCATCAGTGACGTTGCGTTTAAACAGTTATACAGCACTATATCTGGCTAGTGAAAAGTTTTTCACCAAAAAACCTCAATTAAGAGGCATTGGGAAAAGATAAAGGCTCGAATATATATCTACCCCTAAGGGTCATTGACGGTTACTTACCTTGGTTATTTCTAGAGGCTTTCCCCCTGCGTTTACATTGTCTTATCCTCTGATAGGTTACTAAGCGACTAATGTTCTTTATTTAATAAATTTGTTATGGTTAAGTTAGATTTTCTGCAAGAGAATCTAGCAAGTTATGAATTTGAGTAACCTTTGCACTAACCATATCTGGTAATTGATCTAATACACTGACTAATGATTCAGGTACTGGAGTCTTTGGTATGTTTAACGGGGCCGTTGGTGATGGTGCTATCTTCGATTCGTTTCGATTTATTACGCCTAACTTCATATTTAAATCATTTATGTGTTGGTAAATATCGTTAATCTGACCATTTATTTCTAACAAATCTAAATATTTAGGTTGTCTGCCTTGTGCTGACTCTGATGGATTTTCTGGTCTAGTATTACTCATGATTATCTTCCTCTAGTTTTTTCAGTTGAGTTTCCATAGCATCGATATCACGTTGCTGGTTTGTACGGGCCTGCGGTGAATCTGCGTACATTAAACCCCGTTTCTCTTTTTCAATATTGGCACGAAGCAAAACAATTTCACTGTCTTCATCGCCGATGCAAGCCCAGTAGACTTTCATACAAGCTTCAGTGTCAGCCATCGCACTATGGGCACCATCAAATTTTTCACCAAAGAAATGCTCGTAAGCTTCCTGTAACTTTGGATATTTAAATTTACCTTTAGTTTTGGCAGGACATTTAACGATTGGTTTGGCTAAAATCATGGCACAATAAAAATCATCTTTGATAGCCCATTTTTCGATAACTTCATCGGTGCTATATCGTTTTGTTGCAATACGAATTATCCGCTGGTCAAATGTTTTGTTATAGGAAACTCTGTCTGCATCGCCGCGTAATTCTAAAAACATTTCTAGTACCAGTTTTTCAGATACACCGACTTTTAATGCCATGTCATTAGTGATCCCGTGAACGTCGATGGTTTCTTGTGGAATTTCCCAACCATCAGGTCTGATAATAACGTCCATCATATCGATAATCTCGTGAGTATCGGCATTACACAGGATAGCGGCTAACTGAACCAAGTGAGGCTGCTTATCACTGCCTGATGGCTCTTTCCATACGGGAAGTCCGGTCGTTTCACAATCGTAGAAAATTATAAATTCATTCATTACATTTTGCTCCAAGTCTTTCTAGATTTAATATATAAAATAGTTGTTTTGCTGACATTATAAAAAGAAGCTAATTTTCTTGATGAAATATTACTAGCCCTGATATCTTTTACTTGTTTAACATTTAGTTTTGCTGAAGGATTTTTTTCTCCATTGTTATCTGAATGTTTAATATTGCCGTTGGCGTAACCAATTTTCAAAGAATCACTAATCATTTTCTTTGATTCTTCAGAGTGCTTTTTACCAATTTTATGGCACTTATTATGTTCTGCTGCGCTCATAATCTTTAAATTATCAGGCGAGTCATTATTAACATCTTCATCTTTATGGTGAACGTGTTCACTATCCAGCAAGGATCTACCAAGAACTGAAGTCATAACAACTCTACTTCTACGAACACCCATACCACCAGACACAACTTTAGCGCTGAACAAATGATGCTCTTTTATTCTTAACCGCCAATACCTATTGGAACCGTTTGGGGCGTACTCACCAATAACTTCTATTCCGTGAGGTAGAATATATATTGGTGTTTTCATTGTTGTCTCTCTACTTTGGTTAGTGGTGGCGCTGTTAACGTATTTTACAAATCCGCTAGGACATAGGTTTGTGGATCAGTGTCTCAGTTTCAAAGAAAAGTTAAAGTTATTAACAGCACCATAATTTGTTAACGCTTGCTGGCTCTTGCCTTTGCCATGTTGCGTTTTGTAGCGGCACGTTTTAGCCTGGCAGCACCTGAACATGTTCCGCCATTGCGAGTCTTCGGCTGGTTTCTGATTTTTAGTGCTGGTTCTGATGCTATTCCTAACGCCAGTGCTATTGCTCTGAATATTCCTGAACTTTTCATAATTACCCTCTGCTTTGGTTAAAGGTGGCGGATGTTATGCCGCCAAGTTAATTTACTCGCCAACTAATTCTTGACACTCTTCATAAGGAAGACCGGCCTTAACTCCATCATTCCAACCATCAATATAAGAATTATGTAGTCGTTGATTTAATTCAGTCTGAGTGATTGTGACCATTTCTAGAGTTACTGTTTCATCAGGGCCAGATGCCATATCCATTCCTGATAATATTGGCGCTGCATTAGCCATGGTTTCAGCCATTGACGTTTTGCCGTTGCCGTCGATTATGCCAATACCGTGAGTCGCAGTAAAATCTATTACTTCATCGATTGGGATATCTTCGTTCTGAATATTCATTAACCTGGCTTGTTCTTCAATCAAGATTTGTTGATTAAACATTGACTTTAATTGAACGATAACCTTTTTTACTGAATCAATTGCCTGTTGATATAAGTCACCAAAATCACTTTCAGTAACTTCAAATTTATCCAAGCTGTCGATCTTGTCTTTGATATCGCTTGATGGTTTACCAATTAATTCAACAGGAACCATGGATAAATTATTTAATCTTTCTTGAACATCTAGCTTTTTTTGTTGTGCTGCTAATGTTAAACGTTGATCTTCTTCTAATTCTTTTTGAATAATATTGTTTAAGCCTTGAGCTAGAGCCTCTTTTGCCGCTGATTTAGCTTGTAATGCTTCTTGCGTGAATTCATCAAAACCATCAGTGCAATCTATATTGTCTACGGCTTCAATCATTGATGTAATATAATCCTTATCATCTTCACCGCTTAAAGCACCTAACTCGATCACACCGGCTATTTGTTCTTTAATATCTGCAATACGCTTTTCTTCTTTTTCTTTTTCATCTGCTTCCCAATCGTTCAGAGGTTTTCTGATTTCATCCCTGAGACTGTCCATCTCATTTTCAAAAAAACTCTTACCTTGGCCAACACTTTTAATCGCCTGTTTATAATCTTCCATTGAAGGATTAACTATTTTTTTTATCACACCGTTTTTAATAGTCGATACTTTATAAGCTCGACTGGCTATTTTGTCGCGTCCTTTCTTGGTAGATAAATCGACAACATCACTTATTACTTCATCGCGAACGAGATCAATAAATGGTTGAATTTTTTTAGTGTCACTAAATGTACTAATAACACTAGATTTTTTAACTTTAATTAAATCTTCAACATTGAGTAATTCTGTCTTTTTAGTTGTTGTCATCTTTATTCTCCTGGGGTTCTAACTCGTCTATTCTTAATTGATATTTATCTGAAAATTCTTGTTTCAGCCTTTCTCCATCAACCACGGTCCCTTTTAATCTTATGGTTAATTCTTTTAATACTGAATTGTAAAGACTTGTGACTGATGCAGCATTTGGCACCATATGAAATGCTCCAGATTGTTTGTCTAACCACTCACTAATTAATTGGGTATCTTCAACTACTCGTAAAGCTGCTTTATCTTTGAATTCATTTCGTTTTTCGACACCAACTGCATTAGCAGTTTTTATCATATCTTGATTGTCATGCAGCTTAGCTGCTTGCCTGGCAAGTAAATATGCCTTTTCTAGTTCATCATCTGTCTCAGATCTTTTCATGTCCTGAATATAAAGATCTATATCGAAGCCAGGCAGGGCCATTGGTGGTAGTGGGGGTTCACGCCAAGCCACTAGGACATTATTGTTTTTTTTATCCTTATACACATTACCATATGGATGTTTCCATCCATCAGATAGTAAACATTCAACAAAAAATTCACCAAGATCGTAAAGATAACGACCAATACCCAGTAGTACAGCGGCACGTTTTAATGCGTTAGATGAACCACTTTTGACTAAATCCATCCCATTTGAAGTAGTACCTTCGGCACCATCCCATTTAGTGATCCATTCATCATTAATTTTAAAGCTAATACCAGAAATAAATCCCTTAGCAGTGATCATCTGAATTTCATTTTGCCAACCTGCTAGGCCAAAGACCTTATCAAGTCGATCTTGCACTGCTCTACTGGTGATATAAGGGATAGCTACTGCCCATGGTTTATCATTACTAATGCCATGCCGATTAATACGCCATTCTATTTCATGAGCCTCAAATGGCTGTTTTAATTCCCGATCATAATCTTTAGTCACTTTTCACCTCCAGACAAAGCAAATCTTTTTTGCGCTGCTGAATAGCGTTAAGTTTGGCCAGATGTTCTTCGATGAGCGAAGCTTCTTTTTTATCGAGCATTTCAACTTCAGCTTCAACGGGGTCTTTAGTTGGCACGTTTAGGGTTACAATTTCGGACCCTAGAAAGATATATCCATGTGCTGACATATCTGCCGTGCAAATTATAAACTCACCGACACAGCTAGGGGCATGAATAAACAATTCAACTTCAAATGTTTCTGCTTTTGTTTCCTTGTCGATGATCTCTTGTTTTTCGGTAATACAAACTGGGTTTAAAAATAATCCACATTCCATTTCTACTGACCACTTCTCTCCAGGTTTTGAGCTTGATAGGATAGGATGTGTATCTACCCTCCATAAAGTACCTACCTGATGTAGCTTGCTGTCGTCGATAATCATTTTATTTCCCTTGCGCCAGAAGGTGCGTTAATTAAAATTCAACAGGCGTTCTTTTTGTGTCCCATGTGATGACATCGCCATCCTGCATGGCAAGATTGCCTGATTCGACTTCGTTATCTACATTGTTAATCACTTGTTCAAGCATCCCTCTCAGTACATCAATACTTAGTGATTCCATTTTGATCGTTACAGTTACTTTATCTGCTTTCATGTCCATTCCTTAATTTCTATCAATGTTTCGTTTTAATGATTAAACAGTAAATCACAAACTGACTTTTAGCAAGAGGTTTGTATAACAAATGAACCTTTGACATATAATTTATCATGGATTAAACTGTTTTATTATAAATTTATTGTAGTGGGATAGTAATTATGGATATATCTTTATCTGTTAAATATGCTCTGGTGAAAACTAATAAGAAATCCAAAGAGTTAGCAAAAGGTATCAACGTAACTGGTCCTTATGTCTCTGCTATATCTAATGGGCATAAGCAAGCTGGCATTGATTTTATTGTTAAATGCGCCTTATTTTTCGACATGAAAGTAAGTGAATTTATTGCGTTGGGTGAAGAATGACATGAGTAGAACATTTATCAAACGCAATAGCAGACAATGCATACCGACTATCAAAGAAGGTGATAAATTCCCTAACAACCACATCTAACCTGATGAGACCGTAGAGGTCATCGGATATAGCGATAATAAATCAGTTAAAGTCAGGTTCCCAGACGGTGGTATTGGTTTTGGCACAGTACAGGCATTGCGTAAGGGCACTCTTAAACCGGAAAATGTGAAATGACTAATGAAATGAAACTACTAATAGCTTTTATTGACGCGATGGGATATGAAGTTAAAACCATTAACAATAAAGAATATGGCCGAAAGTTAAGCTCGGAAAATTACATTAATCCAAGTTTTGCACAAATCAGATCTGGCTGCGCTTGGGAATTTATTGACGGGTATTACAGAGAGATTGTAAGGACGGTAGATTACAAAGTGACCAAAAAGGTGAATGGAGATGTTTAGCGAGTTTATCCAAATGTGGCAAACGTATGTAATTTCCATCGGTATAGATGATCGCGCCTTACAGGTCACGTATAACAAACCTTTCAGTTACAGGTCTGTAAGCCTTTCAAGGCTTATAGAGTTAAAGCACAGTACGATGTTAGAATTTTAATCAACCGGAGAAGCAAGATGAGCAAATTAATTATTGCAATATTAGTATTAACGATTTTATCAGGATGCGCTGATACCGTCACGTTTGAACAGGCAGATCAATTAACCAAAGTTGGCTTTTTATACGGTCTCTGGCATGGCTTGACGATGCCATTCTCTTGGCTTGGTTCATTGTTTTTCGATGATATTGCCATCTATGCCATTTATAACAATGGTGGTTGGTATGATTTCGGGTTCTTTATGGGTATTGGCGGGTTAGGTGGTAGTGCTGCATCTAGTAAATCATCATAACACCCCTGATTAACTCAATGGGCGTGATATAGGAGAATAGTATGAAAGAAGGATTTGCAGTTTTTTGTATGGGCTTACTTATGGGGATGATTTTACTTGCGCTAATGATTAAGATTATTCCTTATGGGAATATACACCGCTATCACAAAGCAATTGAGCTATGCGAACGAGATTTGCCGCGTGATCAAAAATGTGAAATCACAGCAAGAGTATCTAAGGACTTGAATAATTAAATTAGCGTGATAGAATTGATTTGTGGCTGTGAGAGGCCATTTGAAATAGATAAGATATATAGGGTTAATTGTTAAGTTGATGCATGCGGGATAAAACTCTCACATGTATCTTATCTGCCCCGTGTATCGGCTTAACAATTGGCCTTTTTTATTGCCCTTACGAAAGTAACCAGCGCAAACCATCAAAGTCCAATTAATAATCCACATCAAGTTAATCACCTCTCAGCCACTCGGCAATAGTTTATACGTCTACCTTTGGGAATCTCGATTGGGTTATTGCTTAAATCAGTACAATGATCGCCCATACTGAAACTGAGTTCTAAAGCCATTACAGGGGGCTGGACACTTCAAAGAGTGGAATGATGGT